TCAATACATTGTAGTCATAACTTTTCTTTAATGAATATGCACCTGAAGAGGTTGCAAGAGCTTCAAAGTTTACATGAGATTGTCTTTCTTCAATGTCATCAACTTTAAAAGCAAAGTAAGAACCTTGATCAACTGTCATAGTTATTTGGTCATCTGCTAATACTTGTGTATCAACTGTTTGACCTCTAGCATAATCTCTGACTGTGATTGTTGGCTCTTTTATTATTTTTACTGTATCGCCAAAATTTTCAATTTCTCCAGCGTAATCAGTGTTAGTAATATCTTCTACCACTGATGCTCTTCTGAAGAATTTTTGAACTTTCTGACTAAATATTTGCGGAGTAAAATTACCTTGTGCAAGGTTTTGATATCCCGCAGAGTTTGTAAAAGCCATAATGCTTCTCCTTATTGTTTAGTTAGATTGTTTATCTTTGTTCAATCCTACCTTCTAAACGAGCAAGGTCTATTTCTTTCTCAAACTTCTCAAATTCATGAGGTTTCAATTTAGAAATCTCACTAGCTGTCCAAATTTTCTTTTTAGGAATTTCAGATTCAACATTTTTTCTAGTCTTAGAAATTGCTTTAGCAGCTTCTTTTTTAACATCCTTTTCTTCTTTTTTAGTTAGTTTGCTTTGACCACTGTCCATTTTGTATAGATCAATAGCTCTAGCAGCTAACGTAGCATTAGATGTATTTTCATACAACCAACCTTGAATAGTAGGATCTTGATTTGCAGCCCATTCATGAAATTTCTCTTGTGATCTAATTTCACTAAAATCAGGATGCAATTTTAAAAGTTCTACTTCTGCTTTTTCTTTTGCAATTTGTTCTTGCTGGTTTTGAAGATTTTTATATTTATCTTCAAGTTCTGCAGTTCGAGTAGTTGCTTTGTTCATTGCAATGGTTTCAACCATTTCATAAACATCAGGGTACTCTTTTCTCCATGCCTCTAATTCACTTTTAGATTTAGGTGGCACAAATTGTTTTGTACTAGATTCTAATTGAGTACGTAAGGTTCTAACTTCGTCCTTGTGTTTATTAAGTGTAGAATCATAGTGTTTTTTCAAATCGTCATAACGTTTCTTAAAAACACGATCTTCAGCTTTAGCAGGGCGTTCAGCGATAGGAGTAGCCTTTGTTTCTGATTTTTCTGCAGTCTCTTCAGATGCATCGGTGTCCGTCTGTTCGGTTGCTGCGGTTGCCTTTTTTTCTCTTTGTTCTCTGTGAAACTTTGTTAATTCACCTTTTGCAAAAGCCTCAGTTTCAGCATCATTAGTTTCTTTAATTTTACTGTAAGGATTTGCTTCTTGTAATTTAACTTTAGTTTCTTGAGAAACTTTTTTTTCTTCTTCCATTATTTTTACCTCTTAGGTTAAGTGCCTTATGGATAAGGGTAGCTTAAAACTATGTAGTTTGTGGGCTAGTCATTATACCTTGACTAGGTGGCACGTTGTTATTGTTTCCATCTTTTTGAACCATTTGTCTAAAATTTGACATTGATCCAAATCTCTCAATAATAATACTTCGAGGGATACTAACGGTGTTTTCACCTATTCCATATTGTGGAAATATATCCTGTCCAAATACTTTATTAAGAACATTTTTAAAAGATGGTGTTAAATGAATGTTTAAGATTCGTTTATCATCATCTTTCAAATTATCTAAATTAATTGTAGGTTTATCTGTTACTGGTTTTTGCTCAACAGCTTTTGCTTCTACAGCTTTTTGTGTAGGCATTTTTAATGGTTTAAGAGCAGCAGGTTTTTTATTCATTATACCTGTTGTTGTAAACGCTGTTTGTTGTGTTAATGGTTGTCCTTTATAATCTACTGCCATAATTTACCTATTAAAATGGTGATGGTCCTGAATATCCTGGAGCATCTCCTGCTGTATCTCTATCACTTTGTGTTGATGTATTATTAGATTCAAAATCAGAACTTTCAAATCTTTGATCAATAGTAGGTGCTGGTTGTACTCCCTCATCTGCTGGATCTGTATCTGCATCAAATACTGTACCAGGTCTAACGTCTAAATATCCACTTTTATCTCTATAATTAGGTGCACCTGAAAAATCATTATAAACATCATAATCTTGATATGCATCATATTCATAATCTAGTTCTTTCATATAATTTTGAAAGTTTTCACTAGCATACATATTATCCATCATGTTATTTATTTGTTTATCTGAATAAGTACCTACTGCTCTAGCACCAATATTAAGTATTGTATTAAGTGGATTAGCAGTAACTAATCCTAATGCACCTGTAACTTGTTTTAATTCTGTAGCTGTTGCACTTCTTTTTGCATATTTTTCAAAATTAGCTGCAGCTTCTTTTCCAAGAAATTTATCTATTCTAGACATTTTATCTTTGTCCATTGCACTCAGCATATCTCTTTGTCTTACATCCCCTGTAAAAGTTGTAGGATCAGAATCATTTTCAGCAATATAAGTTTTTAAAATTTGTAATTGTGATTCTTCACTAAAAGGATCTTCTGATGTAGACGTAAACGTATAATTAGTTGAAACAGTTCTTTTAGGTTCATAAGCACCAATATTAAAATCAGTTTTAATTACAGGTGCTGAACCTTTTACAGTATTTTTAACTAATGATGGATTACCATTAGTATCATAACTTAAAGAATACTGTATTGCCATTAATCACCCTCTTTATGACGTTTGTTTGCCGTTGGTAGACTTAGTATTTGGCGAAGCAAAACCAGCTTCCCCTGGCATCGGTATATTGCCGATTCCGATGTTGCCACCTCCATTTCCTGTTGGATCTGAGACTGAAGCCCCAGCAGGTACTTTTCCAATTGTCGCCATAGGGTCTTGTTCTCCAACAGGGGCTGTATTACTTTGATTTCCATTTGCCATCCCCATTATTTGTGCATAGATAGCTGCTCTTTCTGGATCATTTATTAATTGATCAGGATCGATATCTAATGCTTTTGCTATTTCTTTTAAACATGTATGCCATTTAACAAACGGTGCTAACGCTGGGTTAGATGCTGTTTGCATAAATGTCATTAATCTTTGTGATCTAACTTCTTTCTGCATTAATGATGATGTACCTCTTGCTTTAATTTCAAGGTCACCTTTAATGTGTGGCATATCTGCATTGAATTGCATATTCCAATGAAAGAAACTATCACCTAGGGGTTTAATTAAATAGTCATCAATATTTTTAATAACTGTTTTAATACTTAATGCTGCAGCACCCATTAGCATGGACATACCAGCTGCAGTTCTTGTAGTAGATTGTACTCCTGTTGTACCATGTGAATACGATGGTATACCAGTAGCCTCATCTGCTAGTTGTCTAAATCTATCAAACATCATCATATTTTCCTGTGTACTATTAGGAAATTTGATTGCATTAATAGATGTTCCTGGTTGACCACTTTGTCTTCTAAATATTTTACCAGGAAAAATTTTCATATCTTGACCAGGAACTAATTGCGTTTCGTCAACATCAAATACTAAATTACCTGATAAAGCTAAGTTGTCAATAGCCATTCTTGCATGGCCATTCATAATCTGTTGTGAGTCTTCCATATTTTCTGGAACTCCAACACCAAAAAATTGATAAGGGTTTAATTCGTAAGGACATACCATAAAAGGTATTCTTGTAGGTGTAAATGGATTTTCTACCATTCTTAAAACTTTACCACCACATATCCAAGCATTAACACTAATTACATCTTTTTCACTTTCAATACCACATTGATATGCTAAATCTCTATCTATTATACCCCAATACTCTAAAACTTCAAATCTATTTTTATAAATAGTTTCTACAGTTTCTCTATCATATAAAGAAGATTCATATCCTCTAACTTGATAATTAGGACCTTCTTCTAAACAATGATCTATTGCTTCTTCTTTAAAGAAAGGCATTTTTCTTAAATCAGAAAATTGTTGTCTGTTTAATGAATGTCTTTGAATTATATAATCGCAGTCATTAATGTTTGTTGCATTTGGATCTGCATAAAAATTCCAACAAGATACTGCTTCTATTTTTGGAACTGTTTTAATTTTTTTAATATAAATAGATTTATCGTCTTGTTCTTCAAAAGAATGATATTCATGATCAAAACTAAATGGGCCTTTTAAAATACCTGTTCCTAATAAACACATTTCAAAAAACACGTGTCTCATAGTTGTTATTGCTTCAGACTCTTCTAATTGATCGTGTATTAATTTTTCTAAATTTTTTGCACCAATACTTGCTGGTTCTATTTGTGGCTCACCAGCATTTGCAGGACCATCTTCAAAACCTAAATTAGTATATTCTTGTGCTAAATTTTGCATTAGCATATCTGCAGTTGCACCTGCTGGTATTTGTCTACCATCACCTTTAAAACCATATGGATCTTGTGGTTGTTGAGGTCCTTGTGGTTGTTGAGGTTTTATATGTGCGTATTCAGATATATCTTCTGGAACTGGAGTAGGTGCTATACCTAGTGGAAATTTTCCACCTGAAAATAAAACTTCAATAATTTGACCAAATGCAGCAAGAACTTTAGTCTTTGTTATTTTAACAAAAACTTTAGATTTTTCGTTTGCACGAAAAGCCATTTCAGGACCATATATTCCTCTATAATTTCTATAAGCCTTTAGCCATCTTTTTTCATCGTATAGTCTTGATGTTTCAGCTTGATAAAATTTTTGTCTTATATGACCTATAATAGCAGATGTTTCACTGACTTGATCAGTTTTATTTTTATCTTCTTCCATTTAAATTAGTAGTCTCTTTCTTCAGCCATTCTAAAGATTGATGGATCTACTTTTGATTTTGATTTACCTTTCTTATCATTACCATCACCAGATGTAGCCCCTTGTTTAACTTTTGAATTAGGGTCTATTGCCATAGGCTCATTTTTAGCCTTTGCTGTATCAGGTGCAAGTTCTCCATGCATGTATCTTTTCATCATGTTATGTTCTCCTAGTTATTATTAATAATCTTTTTCATTAGCCATATTAAACAAAGACTCTTGTACATGTTCAGCACCAGGTTTGCTTGGAACATCTGGATCGTATTCAAATGGTTCTTGCTTTCTGTGTGTGTGTTGAGAAAAGTCAATATTAGTATGTTCCCTGTTAGGCTGTTTGCCTTCAGGGCTATCACTTAACTGACCTTGTTTAACTTTAGCTTTTGGATCGAATTTAGTTTCCATTATTCATTCTCCTCATCATCGATATCATCGATATCTTCCATATCTTCATCCATGTCCTCATCTTCATCATCTCTAGAGTCCATTAGTTTTTGTTCTAATAGATCTAAATCATCACGAATACAATCGATAATATCTTCCATAGTTTTTTCTTTTTTTTTTCTTGGCATGGGGTTTTCTCCTATATTTTAA